ATGTAGACACGCGAATGAAACTACATTGTGATCATATTCATAGTATGTTTGACGGCAATAGAAAAGGCATTCCAACATTGTCGATTCTTGGTTCGTTGAATGATGATTATGAAGGTGGTGATCTTGTGTTTTGGGAATCAGAAAAAATTAAATTGAAGGCTGGATCAATTATGATATTCCCAAGCAATTTTATGTATCCGCATCGCGTAGACGAAGTTACAAAAGGGACTAGATATAGTTATGTCTCTTGGGCTTGGTAAGGAGTAACAATGGCAACATCACCAACCGACGATTACGATTTTGGCTTTAGTTTTGCAGATCAAGAACCTGCATCACCTGCAGCCACACAAAAGAACAATGAAGAAATCGCAGCATTACAATTAAAGATTGATTCATTGCTCGATGCTCAAGAGAAAACTCTTGAGACTGCATTGATCAAATCAATCGAAGAAAAATATAAAGCAAAATTAAAGGAAGTGGAAGGTATGATTCTTCCACTCCTAATTAATCTAAAGAAGAATCCAGAGAAGGCTTACATCAATTGGCCAAATCGTGGACCAGTGATTGATAAACAAATTGAAAGAATTACATCAGTAACGAGGGGTTGAAATGCCAGATCTAAAACTAGTATGCGATAACTGCGGTTCATCGTTTGCATTGTCATATGATGATGATGAAGTCAGTTATTCGCCAAGCCATTGCCCATTCTGCGGCGATTTTTATGATAATGAAAGCGAAGAACTCAACTTCAACGATGATGAAGAAGATTCGTTTTTAAATGAAGATGCTGATCTAGGCACTGACGACGATTACGACGAAAGATGATTTATGTCGGTGTCGATTATTCGTTGACCTCACCTTGCGTCTGCGTTAGTCGAGACAAGACATTCTCAAATTCATTTTTCTATTTTCTGAATGATCGCAAAACAGTTCAAGGCAAGTTTCATAACATTCTTGGCGACGAACACAATGAATACTTGACCGATCAAGAGAGATACGAGAACATTGCTGTGTGGGTACTTGGTATTCTCGCAGACTTTGATAAGAAAGATATTACAATTCTGATTGAAGATTATTCTTTCGGCTCCAAAGGCAGAGTGTTCAATCTTGCTGAGAACTGCGGCATTCTGAAATATATGCTATACAAGAACGGATATAAGTTCTTCACCATTCCACCAACTGTTGTAAAGAAATATGCAACAGGAAAGGGGAACGCAACAAAAGAAAAGATGTATGATGCGTTTGTCGCTGAGACATGCGTAGACCTACATAATATTATAAGCCCAACAACGAAATTGGGTTCACCGACAACTGATATTGTCGATGCTTGGTATATTGCTCGTTATATGATTGATAATGCAGAAAAGGTAAGTGTATGACGAAAACATGTTTGGTGACTGGTGGTGCTGGCTTTGTTGGTTCGCACCTCTGTGAGAGATTACTACAAGATGGATATAAAGTAATCGCGGTGGATAATTATTATACAGGCTCAAAGAAAAATATTGAGCATTTGTTTGATAATCCAGACTTTTCGTTTTTCAATATGGACGTGACGATGAAACTGTTTGTACACAGTTTCGATACAATGAATATTGATTATATCTTTAATCTTGCTTGCCCAGCGTCACCTGTTCATTATCAGAAAGAGCCAATCTATACGATGATGACGAGCATTCTTGGAGCAAAGAACTGCTTGGATATCGCAAAGGCAGTGAAGGCAAGAGTGGTTCAGGCTTCAACTTCAGAAGTCTATGGTGATCCAGAAGTGCATCCACAGCCAGAGAGTTATTTGGGTAATGTGAGCACGACTGGTCCTCGTGCTTGTTATGATGAAGGAAAGAGAGCAGCAGAAACTCTTTTCTTTGACTATAAAAGAAAATACAATTTAGACATTGGCGTGTTCCGTATCTTCAATACTTACGGTCCGCGAATGGCAAAAAATGATGGACGTGTCGTCAGCAATTTCATCGTGAATGCATTGGCTGATGGACCGATGGAAATTTATGGTGACGGAAAACAGACAAGAAGTTTTCAGTACGTTGATGACTTGGTAGAAGGGATTGTAAGATTCGGATTCTCAGAAGAAACTGGTCCGATTAATCTTGGCAATCCTGGTGAGTTTACTATAGATGAATTGGCGAGTATAATAAGAAAGAAAGTTGGAAAAGGTTATATTGTAAACAAAGCAAAAGCAATTGACGACCCGAAGCAACGCAAGCCGATCATTACATTAGCAAAAGACAAATTGAATTGGGAACCTAAAATTGCGTTGTCGGAGGGATTGGATAAAACTATTCAATATTTTCGACAATAATAGAATATGTTTTTTTATATGGTCCTCGTTTTTTACCAGTCAACGATGCTCTAATTTTTATTTTAGTTTCTTCTGATACTGATTTACCTAATTTCGCATTCATCATCTTTTTTCTTGTTTCTGTAGTAATATTTTGTTTAGCAATACTGATTTTTATTTTAGACTGAGTCGAGTGTTTTTTACCTTTTCTTAATGTGTTGCCTCGCATACGTTCGCTGTGTTGTTTTTTGAATTTTTCTGAGCGTTTTTTGCCAATCTTAGATTTTCTGATGTTATTTTTTCGTTCTTCTGTAAAGATTGTTCCGCTGGAACCTTCTCCACCATCTGTTCTATTCAATAAAATTCCTGTACCAATATCTTTTCTTCCCCACCAACGAATATATCTGCGTTCTAATGCAAAGGCACCAATTTCAGTTAGACCAGTTTCCATAATGACGATTCTTGATAGATTGCTGGGTACTGGAATTTTTTTGTGGCTTGTATATGCTCTTTTGCCTGTACCTTTGCCGATATAGTACGGAGATCCATCGGAAGAACGGATGTAGGCATAGATGTAATAAATATTATTTGACATTGCTGGTATCTCCAAGTAAGATATTAGAGTCGGTGGATACTAGTAATATCGCGACCGACACCTCTATTTAGTATAATTCTTGTTCCATAGTACCATAGGAAGCAGATAATGAACCTAGACGACATCGACGGAGCATTATGGGGGATTGCTGGTGAAGATTTGGAAACCACTATCTATCGTTTTACTGACAAGAAAACACCAATCAACGAAGAACTGCAATCATACAAGTATCACGTCCTTACATTCAAGGCTACAGGCGAGCCAGAAACAATTGAATTCATGAAGGCTCATATTGGTGATGTGAAGAGATTTATTGACAATCACGCCAAAGCAGGGTATAATGGAGTGATGGTAAAAGAAGAGATTTATTGACAATCACGCCAAAGCAGGGTATAATGGAGTGATGGTAAAAGATGGGTGTATGCCCAAGAAAACAATCAAGGAAATCATTAAAGTTACTTTCCGCGATTGTCAGTTACCGCAAAGTTGTTTGAAACCGATACTTGCACAGGTATAATATTATGAATCGTGATGAAATTGTGGACACATTGAAGAAAGGGATTGCGACTGTTGTATTCACGAAGGTTGATGGTTCAACTAGAACGATGAACTGCACGTTGAATACTCGCTATCTACCAGAGCAGAAAGAAACGGAAGGCAAGGGTAAATCGAATGCATCCGTTTCTGTTTGGGACACGGATAAAAATGCTTGGCGTTCTTTCCGTGTTGACAGTGTACAAAAAGTCATTTCGTTATAAATAAACCACCAGCCGCCCCACCTCAACTCGGTGTAAGGTTTGTAGTACCTACTACGGCTGTCTTTGTAAGTAAATCAGGAATCTAGGACATGGTGCGCATCATGTCACGATAGATGAACCGAGTACCTTTTTTCTTCTTCTGTTAGATTCAGCAATTTTTCTTTTTGTTTCTTCAGAGTGTTTTTGAAGCCCAACTTTACCTTTGTTCCAAGCAACTTGACCACTCTTTCTGCGCAATCCAGTTTTACCTTTATTCCAAGGTATGGTTCCTTTTTTAAACAAACTGATTTTTTTCTTTATTTCTGGGGTCATCTTTTTTTTGAGTTTGGCTTTTTGTTCTTCTGAAAATTTGTATCCACTCACGCCTTCTCCGCCATCAGTCATATTCCTTAAAATTCCAGTTCCATTGTTTTTACGTCCATACCAGCGAATGTATCTTCGTTCTAATGCAAATGCTCCAATCTCAGTAAGACCAGTTTCCATAATAATAATTCTGGATTTATCTTTTGGTTTTTTGACTGCGTGTTTTTTACTCCAAGCCCTGTCGCTTGTGCCTTTACCAATGTAATATGGGGTTCCGTTCGATCGAACGTATGCATAGATGTAATAAATATTCATGCTGGGACTCCTATTCAGTTCTAGGGTCGGTGGATACTTGTAATATCGCGACCGACACCTTTATTTAGTAAAATTATGATTCTCCAGCCAAAAACTCTCTACGCTCATCGTTTTCTAGAAATGCACGGCAACGAATGGATGCTCATTCGTAAATCCGATTCATATTACTCAGCAAAGCGTCCTGGACCATGGGGACATATCCAGCAGGTGGATGGGCTCAAAAATATTTTCATTCATTTAGCCGATGACCCCCATTTCGTAATACAACGGAAATAATTTTGATCTATATATGTGTTCTCTAAATGGGAGCAACATATGCCCAAATACAAATCAATTTTTATATCTGATGTTCATTTAGGCTCAAAAGGATGTAAGGCTGGTTTGTTGAAAGAGTTTCTAAAAGAAAACTCTAGCGAAAATTTATTTTTGGTTGGTGATATTATTGATGGTTGGCGACTTAAACGAAAATTCTTTTGGCTACAATCACATACAGATGTTGTTAGAAAAATTCTTAAGATTGCTAAAGATGGCACAAGAGTGGTTTATGTTGTCGGAAACCACGATGATGCTTTTCGCGATCTTCTGTCTTATGATGTTCACTTTGGCAACATCGAATTGGTGAATCAGTGCCGATACAATGCAGTAAACGGCAAACGCTATATGATTATTCATGGTGATCTATTTGATGCTGCACTCGCAACAAAACTTTCTTGGCTCTATCATCTCGGTGATTTCTTTTATGATGTTCTTCTCTCTGTGAATCATCTTCTAAACAAACTCCGAAATCGATTCAATCTCCCATATTGGAGTTTGAGTGCATTCATGAAAAATAAGACAAAAGAAGCAGTCGCTTATATGTCTGATTTCGAAACATTAATCACAGATTATTGCAAGAAATATAACACGCATGGTGTGATCTGTGGACACATTCACAAAGCAGCAATAAAAGAAATACATGGCATTGAATATATGAACGACGGTGACTGGGTTGAGTCCTGTACAGCATTAGTTGAGCATCACGACGGAACTTGGGAAATTGTGGATTATCTCCACAATTATCAGGGCAATGTAATTGAAAAATTCTAAGAGGAAAAGTGTATGAAAAATCGAATTTTTGCGTCATTAGTTAGCGTTGCACTTACGAGTGTGCTTTTAGCACCATTCGCAAATGCACAATCACGCGATAGTATTGCGATTGTTGGATCATCAACAGTCTATCCATTTACAACAACAGTAGCAGAACAATTTGGTCGTCAAGGCAAGTTCAAGACACCAAAAGTTGAAAGCACTGGAACAGGTGGTGGTGTGAAGTTGTTTTGCAATGGTGTTGGTCCACAACATCCTGATATGGTCAATGCATCACGTCGTATGAAGCCAGCAGAGTTTGCAACTTGCCAACAAAATGGTGTCAAGGAAATCGTTGAAGTCAAGATTGGCTATGACGGTCTTACAGTTGCTGCATCAAAGGCATCTAAACTAAATGCTCTTACGAGACAACAAGTTTATCTTGCACTCGCAAAGCAAGTTCCGAATCCAGCAAATACATCTGAGTTGATTCCAAATCCATATAAGACTTGGAAGGATGTTGATCCATCTTTACCAGCACTCAAGATTGAAGTTCTTGGTCCGCCGCCAACATCTGGAACGCGCGATTCTTTTGCTGAACTATTCATGGAAGCAGGATGCTCAAATTATCCATGGATCAAAGGTGTCAAAGATTTGGATGAAAAGCGATTCAAGAGAATTTGTGATACAGTCCGTGAAGATGGTGGTTATGTTGAAGCAGGTGAGAATGATAATCTAATCATTCAAAAACTCACGACAAATCCTGACATTCTTGGCATTTTTGGATTTAGTTATCTTGAAGAAAATACTGGAAAAATCAAAGGTTTGGCTATTGATGGAATTGCACCTACTTTTGAAACGATCGCTTCAACTAAATATGTAACATCTCGACCATTGTTCTTCTATGTCAAGAAAGCGCACATCGGTACGATTCCTGGCATGAAGGAATTTATGGAAGAGTATGTGAGTGACAAGGCAGCAGGTGAGGAAGGATATCTTTCCAACCGTGGCTTGGTGCCATTGAGTAAATCTGAACTTGCAAAAACAAAGGCAGATGTGAAGTCACTCAAAAACTTTTCGCCGTAATTTCGC